ATGATATAGTTATTGATAAAGATTCTAGTGAGGCAGGTATAACTATAATGTCAGAAACGGCTGGATCTGTAAGATGGGGAGATGCATCGAACAGTTCTATTGGTAGCATAGAATATAATCACAACTCAGATTATATGAGGCTTATTGTTAACGCTGCAGAAAGAATTCGTATTACAAGTGCCGGTGCATTAGAAATTAAAGGAGCAGGTACAGTTGTTAATGGAAATGCTTTTATTACCAATACAGATGCTGTAACAACCTTTGGATCCACTCAATCTTCAGGAGTTCCTAAAGATATGGCATTTTTTAATGGCGCAGAAAGAATGCGTATTCAGGCAACAACTGGCAACGTCGGGATCGGGACGACTACGCCTGATATGAAAATAGATGTTGAAGATAGTTCTACAACTTGGGCAGGTAGAGTTTTAAACACAAATGCAGGTGGTGCAGGTTTATTAATTAGGTCAGATGCAACTAATAATGCTAGCGTTTTAGGTGTATACGGTAACGGTAGTTATAGAATGCTTGTCCAAGCTAACGGCAACGTCGGGATCGGGACGACTACGCCTGGAGCTAAGTTAAATGTTCACGTGAATAGTAGTAGTGCAAGTGGTCAATATAATTCTCCTGGTGCTTTATTACTAAGTAATCAATCAGGAGCGGGGGGAGTTGGTGGTACTATACTTTTTGGTGCAGATTTAGATAGCGCAAGTGTTGCGGAAAATACTCAAGCATCAATCAGTTCTCTAAACACAAACTCAGGAGCTTCAGGTAGTTATGGGGATTTAAACTTTAACACAAAATCAACTTTAACCGGCACTGTATTAAGCCCGAGATTAACTATAAAACACTCAGGTAACGTCGGGATCGGAACGACTTCGCCTACAGGTTTATTAACATTACAAAGACCATCTTCAGGAGCAAGTACAGATATTGATTTTCTTAATGAAGTAGGTACAGGGCCAAAAGCAAGAATAAGGTTTGGAGGAACTGTTGAAGAGTTAGCTTTTTTCACTGGCACTACTACTTTAACAGAAAGAATGCGTATAGCAGAAAATGGTGCGATTGGAATCGGAATAGACACTACAACTGCAAGTACTGTAAAACTGAGAGTCGTTAGTGATGTAAATGCGAATTGGGCATGTGAAATTAAAAATACAAATACAGGTGGTAATACTTATGGGTTAGTTGTTAATACTTTAGCTGGTGCAGGTACTTATAATTTAGGTTGCTATACTCATACAGGAACAGGATTCTTTGTTAAAAACAACGGAAAAGTTGGGATCGGTACGACTAATCCTGCACAAAAATTTGTAGTAGCTAATGCAACAAATGGTCAAGGTGTAGAAATAGTTCCTGGAACTTCGGGTGTTATACAATCTTATGATAGAGGAGCAGGCGCTTATGTTCCTTTATATCTTGACACTTCACTTTTAGGTTTAAGATCAACTGGTCATATTGAATTTAAAACAGGTAGTGGTTTTAGTGAAGCAATGCGTATTACAAGTGCGGGGTATTTAAAAGTATCAAATGATGGAACTTATTTTTCTACTGCAGGTCCTTATCATGAGTTAAGACAAACTTCACCTGCCAATTGGACTACAATAGTTACTAATACTAGTGCAACTCCTTATGGTCTATATATGTTATTTAGTGGTGCTTCACCAAACAATCACCAAGAAATAATATATTTTGCAGATTCAACAGCACTAAGATTTTATGTTACATCTGCAGGTGCTGTTTATGGTAATGGTACTTACGGAACAATATCTGACAGAAAATTAAAAGAAAATATTGTAGATGCTACTCCAAAACTAAATGATATTAATAAGTTAAAGGTTAGGAACTTTAACTTTAAGGATAACCCAGAAGAAAAACATATTGGATTTATAGCTCAAGAATTAGAAGAAGTATTTCCTAAAGCAGTTGAAACAAAACAAGATAAAGATGAGGATAATAATCTTATAGAAGATTCTTACACAAAAACTATAAAAACATCGATATTGATTCCTATGCTTGTTAAGTCAATACAAGAACTAAAAGCAGAAATAGAAATATTAAAAAAGAAATAATTATCTTTGTAAAAAATTAAATTATGGCTATATTATATAAATGGACAATCAATCAATTAAACGCAAAGATTGAGTCTGACGGACAAGATAATGTAGTTTATAATATTCATTATTCCTACACAGGAATAGATGAAGGAGATATGCAATATCAAAACACAATAATAGGAACTTACAGTGTAACTTATGTTCCAGGCACACCATTTATTCCTTGGGCAGATGATCAAGCTTTTGAGAATGTGGTTATAGAATGGTTAATAAATGGTTTAGATGTGGCTTCGATGAGAGATAGTATTGGAAAAGCTATTGAATTAGAAAAAAACCCAGTAAGCGAAGATTTGTATTTTACATTTAATAATCCTACTCCTCCACCGCCTGAAGAATCATAATTATTTACTATATTTACATAATAAAATTAATCTATAAAATAAATTAAAATGAGTCAAATTAAATTATCAGAAGAAGAACTAAAAAGAATTCAAGATTTAAACCAAGATTTCACTAAAGCTAAGTTAGAAATTGCTGACAATGTTTTAAGACAACAAGCTGCTTTGAAGCAACTAGAAGATCTTAGAATTACTTTTGGAGTTGAAGAAAAAAAATTAGCTGAAACCTACGGAAAAGATGCTGTCATTGATTTAGCAACAGGAAATGTTACTAAAAAAGATGCTGACATAGAAGAGGCAGAAGTAGTTAAATAAAAAATATGGCTAGAATAAGTAACACAGCAGCATACGCTAATATCAATCCTGTTTTATCAGATTATTTTGTATTGACAGATTTAGACAATAATCTTGCAACTAAAAGTTGTACTTTACAATCTCTTCAAACACTATTCGGATTAAGCGACACAAACATTAAAGTTAGTGTGCCTGCTGTAAACTTACATGCCTTAACTACTACACCTTATCAATTAATTGCAGCACCGCAAACTGGATATGTTTTGCATATAAAAAGTATTGTGTGTTTTTTAGATGCGGGAACTACACCTTTTGATTTTCCAGCAACAGCTGTAATACCAAAAATGGGTACTTTAGAATTTAATACAATTCCACAGGCAACCTTAAACTCTGCTACGGATACAGTTTTTAATATAGGAGAAAAAGCAGGGGCAATTATACCAGCTGCAACAGCATTAATGCTTACTGGCCCGAATACAGGTACAACAAATGGTAATGGTATATTATATTTTAACATTACTTATCAGACACTTAAATTAGCGTCTACATTTTAATTAAATGGATATTAGAAAGATTTCAATAGGAGCAGACTATAAGTCTGGAGCCATGCATTACCTAGTAGGTCAAGATGTTCTTGGTGGTTCTTATGGGATACATTTAATTCAACATGATCCCTTATCAGAATCTTATAAAGTTTGGATTATTAAAAACGGTGAAATAGTCTTATGGAAAGAGTTTAAAACTACTCTTCCAATATCATTAGAGTATAATATAAACTTTTAATGCAGTCCCCATTTTCTTTTATTGTTCGTCCTGTCAAAGGAAGGAGATATGATAATATAAAAGAGATAGGTGGCATAGATTTTATAACTAGCTCTTCAAAAGAAGATCACACAGTCTCTAATCGTTTTGGAGAAGTTATATCTTTACCTATTAATTATACCGGAGACGTTAAAATAGGAGACATATTGCTTGTTCATCATAATGTTTTTAAGTTTTATTATGACATGTATGGAAAAGAGAAAAGCGGCAAAAGTTATTTTAGGGAAGACATGTTCTTGGTTGATGAGGATCAGTTTTTTTTATATTTTCAACACGGTAAATGGACAGCTTATTCTAAATATTGTTTTATTAAACCTGTTAAAGCTAAAGAATCTTTTCTTGGAAAAACTGGGAAAGAAGAACCCTTAATAGGAACTGTTAAATATATTAATAAAGAGCTTATAGCGTTAGGAGTAAAAGAAGGAGACGAGATATCTTACGTTCCTGATAGTGATTATGAGTTTAAGATTAATGAAGAAAAATTATATAGAATGTATACCTCTAATATTACTATGATATTATAATGGATATAAAAGAAATAAAAGAACAAATAATTAAGGCAGGTGAAAAAGCTGTTATACAATTAATTAAAGTAGCTAAAGAAGATATAATTAAATATGATGCAGAAGATGCGTTAGCGGCTGATAGGTTAAAAAATGCAGCGGCTACTAAAAAGCTTGCTATTTTTGATGCGTTTGAGATATTGAAAAGAATTGAAGAAGAAAAAGAATTGTTGGAAGGTGATGGTATAGTTAAAAATAACACCCCTAAAGGATTTGCAGAATCAAGATCAAAATAAATTATGTTTCCCACTATATAATATAGTGCCTAAAAATGTTCTTTCCACAAAGAACAAAGCCAGAACATGGCAGTATGGATACAATGAAAAATATGATTTTGTAGTTATTTCAAAATCAGGACAGATAGAAGATGTTATAAATATAAACGGTTTAAACATTGCGCTTCCAAAACCCCCGACAAAATTTTACAAAAGGTCTGATAAAAGAGAAAATCAGTATTGGGAAACTCATGAGCTTCCTAAAGAATTAAAAAGAATACAATCTATATTTCATTGGCATGATACTCCTCCACAATTTAAAAATCAATGGGTGGATTATATTGAGAATGAATTTGATAAAAGAGAAGAAGGTTTTTGGTTTCTAAATAATGGTATTCCTACTTATATTACAGGAACGCATTATATGTATTTACAATGGACAAAAATAGATATAGGTCATCCAGATTTTAGAGAAGCCAATAGGTTGTTTTATATTTTTTGGGAAGCATGTAAGGCTGACAAAAGAAGTTTTGGAATGTGTTATTTAAAAATAAGACGTTCAGGTTTTTCATTTATGAGCTCCTGCGAGGGCGTGAACACAGCGACAATCACAAAAGATTCCAGGGTTGGTATTTTATCAAAAACAGGAGCGGATGCTAAAAAAATGTTTACCGACAAGATAGTTCCTATATCAAATAATTATCCGTTCTTTTTTAAACCTATACAAGATGGTATGGATAAGCCAAAGACTGAATTAGCTTATCGTGTTCCAGCCTCTAAGATTACTAAAAAAAATATGTATGTTCTAGATGATCAAGAGCTTGAAGGATTAGACACGACTATTGACTGGAAGAATACATCAGACAACAGTTATGATGGTGAAAAATTACAATTACTTGTACATGATGAGAGTGGAAAATGGGAACGTCCTGAAAACATATTAAATAACTGGAGGGTTACAAAAACTTGTTTGCGTTTAGGTAGTAGGATAATAGGTAAATGTATGATGGGATCTACATCCAATGCTTTGGATAAAGGAGGAAGGAATTTTAAAGACTTATTTGAGTCTTCAAATTGTTTAAAAAGAAATCAAAACGGACAAACTAAAAGCGGATTATATAATTTATTCATTCCTATGGAGTGGAACATGGAGGGGTTTATAGACGTGTACGGCATGCCGGTTTTCAATAATCCTACAAAAAAAATAGTAGGAATAGACGAAGAGATTATAAAGCAAGGAGCTTTGGATTACTGGCAAAATGAAGTAGATTCATTAGCTTCAGATCCTGATGCATTAAATGAATTCTATAGGCAGTTCCCTAGAACTGAGTCGCATGCGTTTAGGGATGAAAGCAAGCAGTCTTTATTTAATTTAACTAAAATATATCAACAAATAGATTATAACGATTCTTTAAATATACATCACCATGTAACTCAAGGAGGTTTCCATTGGAAGGATGGAGTGAAGGATAGTAAGGTGATATGGACTCCAAATAAAAGAGGAAGATTTTTTGTAACTTACATACCTAAAGCCGAGTTACAAAACAATGTTGTAATTAAGAATGGTAAAAAATATCCAGGCAATGAACATATAGGTTCCTTTGGATGTGATTCTTATGATATATCAGGAGTTGTAGTAGGTAAAGGTTCTAATGGATCTCTGCATGGCTTGACTAAGTTCAACATGGATGATGCTCCTAGTAATGAGTTTTTTTTAGAATACATTGCTAGACCTCAGACTGCTGAAATATTTTTTGAAGAAGTATTAATGGCTTGTATTTTTTATGGCATGCCAATATTATGTGAGAATAATAAACCTCGTTTATTGTATCATTTTAAAAATAGAGGATATAGAGGGTTTAGTTTGAATAGACCAGATAAGGCATATAATAAATTGTCTAAAACAGAAAGAGAGTTAGGAGGAATTCCTAACAGTTCAGAAGATGTAAAACAATCACACGCCTCTGCAATTGAGTCGTATATTGAAAAACATGTAGGATTAGATATGGAAGGTACGTATAGGGATAAAGACGATATGGGAAGTATGTATTTACAAAAAACATTAGAAGACTGGGCAAAATTTGACATTAATAACAGGACAAAGTTTGATGCGTCTATTAGTTCAGGATTATCAATTATGGCAAACCAAAAACACCTGTACACTCCAACTCAAAAACAATCAAAAATAAGCATTAACTTTGCAAGATATAATAACAAGAACTCAGTAAGTCAATTACTTAATAGATGAATAAAGTAAATATAGATATCCAGGCTGCTGCATTCCCAGATCAATTTGTTTCTGACTCAACAAAAGATAGTTTAGAGTATGGATTACAAATAGGTCAAGCGATCCAATACGAATGGTTTAGAAGAGACAGTGGCTCTTGTAGATTTTATAATCAATGGGAAGAATTCATGCGTTTAAGATTATACGCAAGAGGCGAGCAATCAGTAGCAAAATACAAAAACGAATTAGCAATAGATGGCGATTTAAGTTATCTAAATTTAGATTGGACTCCAATACCTATCATCCCTAAGTTTGTGGATATTGTTGTAAACGGCATGTCTGACAGACTTTTTAAAGTTAAGGCATATGCTGAAGATGCTATGTCGGCAGAGAAAAGAAATGAATTTCAAAAAGCAATTGAAGGAGAAGTTCTTGCAAAACCTTTGTTTGAACAAATTGAACAAGATTTTGGAATTGATGTTTTTGATAGTAATCAAGATGAGCTTCCAGAAGATGACGATGAAATGGAGTTATTTATGCAAATGAAATATAAGCCTGCAATAGAAATTGCTCAAGAAGAGGCTATTAATACAATGCTTGCAGAGAATCATTATAATGACACTAGAAGTAGGGTAGATTATGATTTAACTACTATTGGCATTGGTATAACAAAACATGAGTTTTTGTTAGGTTCAGGTGTTGAAGTAAAATATGTAGACCCTGCTAATGTTGTTTATAGCTATACAGAAGATCCGTATTTTAAAGATTGTTTTTATTGGGGAGAGATTAAAACAGTTCCTATGACGGAGCTTATTAAGATTGATCCAGACTTGACAAATGATGATTTAAACGAGATTGCTAAATACAGTCAATCTTGGTATAATTATTTTAACACTTCTCAATTCTCAGAGAACAGTATGTTTTATAGAGATACTGCTACGTTAATGTATTTTAATTACAAGACTACACATTCTTTTGTTTATAAAAGAAAACAGTTAGCTGACGGAAGTTATAAGACAGTTGAGAAAGACGATCAATTCAATCCACCACAAGAGATGATGGAGGAAGGGAAGTTTGAAAAGATTACCAAAACAATAGACGTGTG